GTCTCGGCGGCGATCGACTTCCAACGGGGGTCTTCTTCGTCGTAGAGGCAGCTGGCCCACGCTGCGCGCGGAGCGTTCTCCTCGAGGCTGCCGGGAACGGTCCAGATCGGGAAGCCTGGCACTACCTCCTGGCTGTTCCAGTTCCCCTCGAGCAGCCGTTCGCCCTCGACGGGGTCCTGCAGCAGCAGATTTCCGGCGTAGCCAGGGTCTCTCTGCACCAGCGCGGGATTGTCCTCGAGCTTCGCCGGGATGAAGGTCACGCTCTTGGGCGGTCCCTTCCACGCCAGGTCTGGATTGGCTGCCGCCGCCTCATCGGCGGTGTCGTACCAGCACAGCACCTTTTTACGCCGGTAGAGCCACCGAATGACGCCGCTGCGCTCCGGGATCGGCAAGCCAGTCTCGAGGTCGATCCACCAGGCGATGAGCTTCTTGACCCAGGAGCGGCTATCCGGGTTGACGGTGGCGCGGCAGTAGGGCTTGATGCCGCAGACGGAGCGGTTGCGGGAGAGGAGATACCACCAGGTAGCCTCCGCGCGGGCTTCTTCCGCCTCGCGAGTCTTGCCGGCGCCGCGGCCAACGAGGGTGAGCTCGTCGTAGCCGAGATAGCAGATCTGCGCGCCCTGGTGCTCGTAGCGCTCCTTGGCGTGATTCAGGTGGCCAAAGCTGATGGTGTTCCTGTAGGGCGCGAAGGTGAAGCTCAGCTCATCCTCTCGGGGACGGCCGCCGAGCGGGATGTAGAGCCCGCAGGCCTCGTCCCACAGGGCGCCTTCCTCGGTGATCTGGGTCGAGGTCTGGCGGAAGATCTTGCCGCCGAAGCCAGGGATGGTGAAGACGTGGCGCAGGGGCTCGAGGAGCAGCCCGTAGGACTTGCCGCCGCCGGCAGCACCACCGTAGATGCAGATGTCGGCCGGCGTGGATAGAAAGCGCTCCTGTGGTCCTGGGTGGGGTCTGATGCGGGGGCGGTCTACGGCGGCGATCACCCGCCGATTCTACGCTGCTGCGCCTCCACGGCGACAACCGCGCGCAGTAATCCCTTGTCGTCGATGACCATCCACCAGCCGCCGCGGGTGTGCTGGCTCCATCCCTTCGGCATGCGCATCGTCATCTCCTCTCGCTCGTCTGAGCGTCCACGCTGACCCTGCGCCGCTGGCCTGGCGCAGGGCTGGCGAAGGCGATCAGGCGGCTAGACCCGGTAGAGACCAGGGTTGTCTCCGTCAAGGTAATCCGGCCACTCCACGCCCGGGCAGGCCGCCGACAGGTTGGCGGCAAGCTGGTCGAGGTCGGCGCCGTCCTCGATCGGCTCGGCATCCGGCGCCGCGGCGTAGAGCAGCCGGAGGCGACCATCTGCCGACCGGGTGAGGATCGCGGGGAGCGGATTGCCGCTCGGGGTGAGGAGGGTCGTAGGCTGCTCGGTCATCGCTCTCTCCTTGGCCTCGCGGCCGGTTGACTGTGGCTATCGTAGCGAACCGGAGAGCCCGAGTCTGTAGGACAAGCGCTCGACTTTGTGAAAGGAAATCACCTACAAATGCAGGGGTTGCTACGCTGCTCTCTTGCCGCAAGTACCACACACCAGCTCAGCCGTGGCCCTGCCGATCAGCGGCACCTTCGCCGCGGCGGCCACCAGCTCCGACACGCCGCCAGCCGCAGCGCCGATGCCGTACCGCCTCACCACCCCAGCGAACTCCTCCGCATCGTGCCCCAGGATGCGGAAGACGGGCCGCTCGTCGCGGGTGAAGCGCGGCGCGCCGTACTCATCGACCGCCTGCGCGCAGTGATACAGCTCGTGCTCGCAGCCAGCGCACCAGGTCAGATCATCCGTGACCATCGCCAAGGTGGCGTCGATCGTGATGATGAAGTCCGGCAGCTCGCCGTCGAACTCCGGGAACCATTCGCGCATCTGCTGCCGCCAGCGCGCCCGCTGCCACTTGCCGACTCCTGGCGGCGGCATCGGCTTCTCGGCTGTACCCCAGACGCGGCGCCCCTTGGTGACGTTCTCGGCGTTGGTCCAGAGGGCGCCGAGTCGCGCATCCGCAAGGTGCTCGTGGTCCAAATTGCAGAGCGACGACGGCAGCACAAAGGTTGCTCGCAGCCACTCGACCAGCTCGGGCGCCGGCAGAAAGGTCGGCGGCGTGTTCTCGTCCTCGAGCAGAGGCGATGGGAGAGGACGGGGCGAGAGGATCACGCGACCATTCCGTAGGCGATACCCGCGACGTACCGACGATCAACAAGCGGTCCGCTTGCGGCGGTGCACTTAGCGCAGCGGTCGCGCATGTCCTCATCGCTGACATCGGAACAGGGGACGGCAATCCAGGAAGAGCCTTTCTGCAGAACCGGGAAGAACCGACCGCAGGTATCACACTGCGGCGCCGGCCATTTCACTTCTCATCCCTCCCGTTCGCCGGCAACTCCACGACTGGCTGATACGTGGTCACCAGCGGGCCGCCGCCGGCTCCGGTCAGCTCCCGCCGGTTGGTGAGGACGCCGCCGCTCTCCTCGGCCGCCTGGCGGAGGAGCTGCGCGGCCAGGCCGTAGCGCTTCGAGGCCATCGCCGCCTGCACGCCGATAGTGAGCTGCCGCATGCGGTACGCCTTGTGGTTGACGGCGATCGAGTCGACATCGGCGAGAAACTTCGCCCGCTCCTCCGCGAACAGCTCCCGCCACTTCCGGGCCAACGCCTCGCGGTTGCCGGGTACGTATTCCCATGCCTGCTGCGGCGTGATCGTGATGCCGTAGACCTCGCCGACTCGCTTCGCCGCCTCCGAGGGCGTCTCGAAGCGCGCAAGCTCTTGAATCAGCATGACCTTCTGCTCGTGGGTGAGGTTCACGGTGACCCGCTAGACGCGTCGGTGCTGTTCGTGGTCGTTGACTCGCCGTTGGTCGCCATGATAGCCGTGCGCGCGCCTGCCTGCGCGGGGTAGTACTCTACCCCTCCCTCCCAGGAATAGAGTCCGCATTGCCCACGCTCGCGGGAGGGCGCCCACCGTGGAGGAGCAGCTGCGCCGCCGTCCGCGCTCTCTCGGTCGGACCGTGGAAGCTGAAGCGCGACCAGCCGGCGATCGGGAGGATGCTGCCGCGCCGAGTCAGCGAGAGGCGCGCCTCGCCGATCTGGATGGCGGAATGAGTGCGACCGCGCTGATAGCCATAGCCCCAGCCCATCGCATCGAGCAGCTTTCCAGGATCGAGGCCGACCTCTGGCGAGAAGATCATGCCGTCCTCCGTTGCCAGCGGGTGAATCCGAGCGCCGCCAGGACGGCGAGAGCGCCGCCCATCAGGCCTCGCTTGGGCGACGCCGCTACCTGCACCCGCTGCACCTCAAGCGTCGGCAGGAAGGATGAGAAGGCCGGCGGATTGCCGGTCTGGATGCCGCGTCCGCGACGGCACTGCGTCTCGACGTTGCCGCCTGCGCGGCGCCGCATCTTCGAGGGGAGGAAGGGACCGTAAGTGCGGCTCACGCCACCACCACCACGCCGTCCACCAGCAAGAACCCCGTCTTGCCCTGCACCTGCCAGCTCTTGACCGCGCCGCTCGCGATGTCCGTCAGCACCAACGTGATCGCCGCCGGCGTCAGCCCCCCGATCCACAGCTTGCCGGCGTCGTCGACCAGGACCGACACCAACGGCTTGTGGACGCCGGGACCCCAGAAGCCGGCGCCCGAGGCGATGACGCCGTTCGCGTCGTCCTCGCGCCGCCAGACGATGATGCCGGCGCCGGTTGCATCCCGCCAGCGACCAGAGAGGTTCTGGGGCTGCGGGATGTACGGAGGCGCCGTGTGCAGGCCGAGCGGCAGCGCCTGGTCGAGGACGTTGGGCGTGCCGGGGTGCACGGCCTGCGGAGCCGTGTTGAGGGCGGCGTAGGTCAGCGCCTCCGCCTTCGCGTCGGCGAGGTCCTGCGCGGCGAGCTCGGCCGAACTCTTGCCTGGATCGGATACCGGCGCCGAGAGCTGCCGCGGGTGCCAGGTACCGTCCGAGAGCACGAAGGGCGAGACGTAGACGCCGGCCGCGCTGGTGGCCGCGGTGACGAAGCTCGCGAAGCTGCCCCACTGCGCCCAGCCGGAGGCGCAGAAGTCGATCCACTCCTGAGCGCTCGTGCTGACCGTGATCGGGGCGCCGGTCGGGTTCCCGGCCCGCCTGTTGCCCTGGCGACACTTGAGCATGTCCCGAAAGTCCTGCAGGGTCCAGACGTAGCCGTCCGGGAGGGCGTCGAAGTAGCCGCCAAAGCCGCCGGTGTGGTGCACCATGCCGGGGACGAAGATCTTGTCTTCGTCGGTCCCGCCGGCGCACGAGTAGCGGAAGCTCGGCTGGTTGGGCACGGGCGGCCGCCCGGCGCCGATGCCGTACCTCTGGACGTCGGCTTCCGCGAGGATGCTCGCGACCGTCAGCGCGGGCAGACCGGCGAGGCTCGCGAGGTC